GGTAAAGGTCTGAGGGTCACACACCCCCATACAGAGTGGCTGATACATGAAGGGTCTTGTGAGACCAGTGGGACAACAAAGCAGTTTATATCGAACGCTGAGGCCCTCAAACGGTCTAAAGAATTAATGTATGACATATATGTAAACGCATGCAAAAAGGGCTCTGCGTTTAAAGGAAGAAAAGCAGTAGAAATCAAAGCTATACTTAAGAGAAGACTGAATGTAAAAGAAGACTGGATTCTCGAAGGAGAAAAAGCTGTAGAATATGGTTTTGCGGATGGTGTCTTTGGTAAAGGTAATTGTGGCTCTATAGAAAAAATGTTAGAGAGGCTTAAATAGTGGCTGATATAAGCAAGAACCTAGACAGAGTAATACAAGATGCTTGGCTTGGTATAGATGTAAAAGATGGGGATTTGTTCAATCCTATGGATTTTCTTTTCCATGATGACGACCCAGATAAAATGCTTGAGCGCATAGCTTGGCTAATGATGCGCCCAGAATACTTCTCGTTTGTCTGTAAATATATATTAAATATCGAGATATCTCCATTCCAGTCTTTACTGCTTCAGGAGATGTGGCACAAGAAGTTTCCCATGTTGATCGGTAGTCGTGGTATGGGCAAGTCGTTTATATTATCAGTGTACCCATTGCTACGAGCGCTGTTTATGCCAAGAAGAAAGATCATCGTTGTCGGTGCGGCCTTTAGGCAGTCGAAAGTGCTTTTTGAGTACATGGACACCATATGGAAGAACGCGCCGATTCTGAGGGATCTGTGTGGCTCTAGAAGCGGACCAAGAAGAGATGTCGATAGATGCGTAATGCATATTGGCGACAGTACTATAACATGCCTGCCTCTTGGTGACGGAAGTAAGATTCGTGGTCAACGTGCTAATGATATCATCGCTGACGAATTTGCATCTATACCTCGTGAGATATTTGAAAATGTCGTTGCTGGTTTTGCTGCGGTATCCGCTTCTCCTATCGAAAAAGTAAAAGACAGAGCAAAAAAGAAAAAAGCGGAAGAGCTTGGAGTTGAGCTAATAAAAGAAACAGACGTAGACCCGGTAACAGAAAAGTCAAACCAAATTATATTGTCCGGTACGGCATACTATGATTTTAATCATTTTGCAGAATACTGGAAAAGATACAGATCCATTGTAAACAGCAAGGGAGACAGGCAAAAGCTAAAGGAGGTTTTTGGTGATGATGTACCTCAAGACTTTGCTTGGCAAGAATATTCAGTCATACGCATGCCGGTAACGACACTCCCAGACGGCTTTATGGATGAGGGCCAGATAGCTAGAGCTAGAGCAACTGTACACTCTGGTATTTTTCAGATGGAGTATGGGGCTTGTTTCACTACTGATAGTCAAGGATTTTTTAAGAGATCATTAATAGAAAACTGTATTGCCTCCGAGTCGAATAACATTGTCATAAATGAACAACCTATACAGTTTGAGGCGATGCTAAAAGGCGATCCAAACAAAAAATATATTTTTGGAGTTGACCCGGCATCTGAAGTTGATAACTTTAGCATAGTTGTGCTAGAGCTAAATGGAACCCACAGAAGGGTGGTTCATGTATGGACTACCAACAGAAGCCAACACAGAGATCAGTTAAAGGCGCACCTTGTAGACGAAGACGATTTTTACTCTTACTGTGCTAGAAAGATTAGGAACTTAATGAAAGTATTCCCATGCATGGAGATTGCGCTTGATGCTCAGGGTGGCGGTATCGCCGTTATGGAAGCCCTGCATGACAAAGACAAGGTAAGAGAGGGAGAGCAAAAAATATGGCCTGTTATAGACTATGACAAGCCAAAAGATACGGACGATGAGCCGGGTTTACATATATTAAGAATGTGCCAGTTCGCAAAGTACGATTGGCTCGCAGAGGCTAATCACGGCCTTAGAAAAGACTTTGAAGATAAACTAGTACTATTCCCAGACTTTGATTCAGTTAGTCTTGGTTTGTCTGCAGAAGAGGATAATATCGAAGGAAGAATATACGACACTCTAGAAGATTGCGTCATGGAGATAGAAGAATTGAAGAATGAACTGTCTATGATTATTATGACACAAACAGGAACTGGTAGAGAAAGATGGGATACACCAGAAGTAAAAATAGCAGCAGGAAAAAAGAGTAGGCTCAGGAAAGACCGCTATTCTTCTTTGATTATGGCCAACATGAGCGCGAGGCAACTTGACGTAGAAAGAACCGTAAGAACGTATGATCACTATGGTGGTTTTGCTAGAAAGTCTGGAGAACAAGATAACAAGGATAACGGGCCGATGTATCATGGTCCATCTTGGTTTACAGAAAATATGAGCGATATTTATTAATACTGTGTATAATAATTTACAATACCATTATCAATACTATTGCCAAAGGAACAATATAAATGTCAGAAGATCTATACTTGACTTGGGGTGACGACGCAGAGAGAAGTAAAGCTTATGAGCTGTCTGCTGACAATATTAACGCATATGATGGTATACAGAAGTCATATGCCTATGACAATAGAACTTTCATAGATATAGAGACCCAAAGATCCGTAAGACCCGGCTTTAATCGCAGGGACTACAATGCGTTTCGTCCGGGCGAAGGTATTCCGTCACAACAAAAGAAAATAGTCAAGATGTGTATGCAGGCTTATGAAAAAGTCGGCATTATTAGAAATGTTATTGACCTCATGGGTGACTTTGCTACACAGGGAATTACTCTAGTACACCCGAATAAAACAATCGAAAAGTTTTATCGTAAATGGTTTGAGCAGATTGATGGCTTAGACCGATCAGAAAGGTTCTTGAATTATCTTTATAGGTGTGGTAATGTTCCTATCCGCAGAAGAACAGCAAAGATAAACAAGAAAAAAGAAGCGGAGCTTAAAAGAAGCACAGCTGCTCCAGATATGAAAATACAAGACATCCCGGTAACAAAAAGAGAGATCCCTTGGCGATATGATTTTTTGAATCCTCTTGCTGTTGGCATCAAGAATAAAGATGTCGCTATGTTTACTGGTGACATCGAATATGTACTCAAAGTCTCAAAGAACACAGTCAATTCATTAATGATGAATGGAGACGTAAATGGCAAAGGTCGTGACTTACCGAACTACTTAATAAAGAGATTTTCTCAAGGCGAAAGAGAAATCCCTCTAGATAAAGATAAGTTTATGATGTATCACTACAAGAAGGATGACTGGAACGTTTGGTCAAATCCTATGATATACGCCATTCTAGATGATATTGTGATGCTCGAAAAAATGAAGCTAGCAGACTTAGCCGCTTTAGATGGAGCTATATCAAATGTCAGACTGTGGAGAATTGGTGATCTAGACCATAAGATTATTCCTACCAAGGCTGCTATTAACAAGTTAAGAGATATTCTCGCCAGTAATGTCGGCGGAGGTACTATGGACTTAGTATGGGGTCCTGAAATTGACTTTAAAGAAAGCAGCACACAAGTATACAAGTTTTTGGGGGCAGAGAAATACCAGCCAGTTCTAACTAGTATATATGCCGGACTTGGTATTCCTCCAACACTAACCGGAGCCGCTTCTGGTGGTGGATACAGCAATAATTATGTTAGTCTCAAGACTTTAGTTGAAAGACTGGAGTACGGTAGAGAAAAACTTAAAGATTTCTGGATGAATGAAATCAAGTTAGTGCAGAAGGCTATGGGCTTTAGATTCCCAGCAGAGATACACTTTGACTCGATCATACTCTCAGATGAAGCCGCACAGAAACAACTTCTTGTTCAACTTGCCGATAGAGATATCATATCTCACGAAACATTGCTTGAAAGATTTAGAGAGCTACCTACTATTGAGAAGATTAGAGTGAGAAGAGAAGAAAGAACTAGAACAAACGATCCGGGCGCTCCGAAGAAAGCCGGTCCTTTCCATAATCCTCAACACAAGCAGGATATGGCTAAACTAGCCATGACTAAAGACGTTCTAGATAAAGACATGTATTTGGAAAGCCTTGGTTTGCCTCCTGCAGAAGAGGAAATAGTAGAGGAAGAAAACCCTCAAACAGAGCGCATTGAGCTGGGACCTCCTCAAGAAGAAGACAATCAGCAGCCTGAAAGTCCAGAAGGCGGTAGACCATTTAACGCTAGAGACGAGCAAAAACGAAAGCAGAAAAGAGTGCTACCAAGAAGCAGTGATAACGTAGCTGCAACGCTCTGGGCATACGAAGCACAGAAGAAGATTTCCGAGTTAGTTACACCAATGGCGTTAGCTCATTTTGAAAAGAAAAACGCCAGAAGTCTCACTAAATCAGAGTTTGATCAGCTAGAGCATCTAAAATTATGCATACTTACTGGCATAAAACCGTTTATGGAAATAGACGCTGATGTAATTAAGCAGATCATTGATTCTAATACGAGGCCATCGGAATCTTTCAGTCTTGAAGTGGATAGTGCGGTCAATAAGTTTTCTGAGACTCAAGACAGAAAACCAAGCATCGACGAAATGAGATATATCTACGCCTCCACCTTTGCGTCGTTCTCCTAGTTTTTAGGCAAAATTAAACAGAAAAATCTTTTTTTGTGTATTATCATGTAAGGAGACTTTATATGAAAGCATATGCACAAGAAATACAAGATGGTCTTCAGGAATTGATTGAAAACAATACCACGATTGCGTATTGCGCTCCTGTTATTTCTGAAACCAATACACTAAGTACTGCCGCCGGTAAATACGAAGAAGACCGTGCGTTAGCTCTTAATTTTTTGGGTCTAGAAGATACTCAGGCCGAAAATAAAGAGCAGATAGACTTATACTATTTAAGCTCTGTTTTAGTTAGTACCGGGTGGAATAAAAATGATGATGTTTTCGACGCACAAGAAATGTGGGAAGCACGTTCCACTCCAGAAGATAAACAATTCAATTATATGCACAACGAAAAAGATATAATTGGTCACATAACCGCCAACTACGTTGTTGACTTTGAAGGCAACAGTTTAGATGGCGACCTTTCTTTTGCAGAGGCTGGCGAACCAAGAGACTTTAATATAATTACACAGGGTGTTCTATATAAGTCTTGGAGCGATCCAGAACTACGCGAGAGAATGAATAATATAATAGAAGAGATTGAGGAAGGAGATAGATGGTATGTATCTATGGAATGTCTGTTCCCAAATTTTGATTATGCACTGAAAGATGAAACGGGTGCAAGCAAAATTGTAAGAAGAGAGGAAGCTTCGGCGTTTTTGTCAAAGCATCTTCGCGCTTACGGAGGAACAGGGAAGTATGAGGGTTATACAGTGGGTAGATTATTAAGAAATATATCTTTCTCTGGCAAGGGCTTGGTTTCTAAACCTGCTAATCCTCGAAGTGTCATTTTAAATGACAGTAAAAGTTTTAGTGAAAATGATAGTGAACTAGTTGCTGTTTCATCAATAAAGGAGACTAAAATGTCCGATGTTTTACAGAAACAGTTGGAGGAAGTCAAGGCTGAACTAGCTGAAGCTCGAACCGCCAACGAAACTATGAAGCAGGAAATGGAAGCTCAGAAAACAGAAGCGATTGAAAGTCAGTTGCAAAAGTTTGAAGAAACTATTTCTGCTAAGGATCAGGCTATTGCCGAAGTCCAAGCTCAGGTAGAAGAAGCTCTAGCAAGAGTTAAAGAACTTGAGGAAGCTCTAGCGGCTTCTGAAGCTGCTAAAGAAGAAGCAATCGCTCAGGTTGCTGAAATCGAAAAGGCTGCTGCGCTCGAAAAGAGAGTTGCTGCTTTGACCGAAGCAGGTCTTGAAGGTGAAGAACTGGATGAGGCTATTGCTAAATTTGAAAATCTTGATGAAGAAACTTTCGACTTTGTTGTTGCTGCAATGACGAAGAAGAAGGCGGAAAAGAAAGATGACAAAGAAAATCCTTTTGAAAAGAAGGACAAAAAAGAGGATGAAGAAGAAGCTCCAGCTATGATGAAGAAGAAAGCTGAAGTGGAACCTCTTGAAGAAGAAGTGGACGAAGCAGAAGCTGAAGCCCAAGCAGAGGAATTAGAAGAAGCTGTAGAAGATGAAGACATTGCAATGGCAGAAGCTATTGACGATGAAGATTCCTCTGAAGAACTTCGTTCTACCGCAAGCGAGTGGTTTGGTTCTCTTCTAAAAACAACTGCGAACCTTAAGTAATTTAACAAGGAGAAATATATAATGGCTCTTAAATCAGATAGAAATGAATTACAGACTGACATTAGCTTTTTCATGAATGAAACAGCTACTAGAGGTGGTGTAGTTTCAATCTCGACTGGTGGTAGTGGTGCTGCTATGGATCAAGGCGCTGCTTTGGTTACTTACACTGCTGCCTCTGGTAAACCTCCTATTGGAATTCTTTTGAATGATATGGTTAACCTTGACCTCACACGTCAACATATTAACCAACATAAAGATGAAGTCCAAAAGGGCGGTAAAGTAACAGTCCTTAGAAAAGGATATGTTGTAACTAACAGTGTAACGGTAGCAACCGCAGTCACCGCTGGTGATCCTGCCTATGTTACTCATGGTGGTAATATCGCTAATAGCGGTTGTATTGCTGACCATTCAGGTAACGTTGGTGCTTCAATCGGTACATTCTTATCTAGCATAGACGAAGATGGCTACTACAAGGTTGAAATTAATCTACCTCAGTCCATCCGCGCTGCAGTATAATCATAGCCCATAAAGGAGAATAGATAATGAATATGAAAGAACGTCCTTCTGATGAATTTATCGCATTGCTAAAGCAATCCGGTAGTTCAGATAAAGCAGTGGCTATCGAAGCCCAGCGTGAAATCGCTAAGGCTTTGGAAACACCATTGCGTAAAGGTGTCTTATTCGGTGATGTCGTAACTTCCATTTATGAAGCTATGCCACTTGAGCCGGGTGCTACACCTGAATTTCCACTCGATCTTCTTGCACCGGGAACAGAAAGTGAGCACATTGCTTACACTAATCCGGGTCACGGTCGTATTCCAGAACGTAGCGTCGAAGGCGATTACGTCATGGTTAACACTTACGGAATTACCAGCTCGATTGACTTCTTGCTGAAGTATGCCCGTGAAGCTAACTGGAACGTTATTGCTCGCGCAATGCAAGTTTTGGAAGCATCTTTTGTTAAGAAAATCAACGACGACGGATGGCACACTTTGCTAGCCGCATCTGTTGATAGAAATATTTTGGTCTACGATGCCGACGCAGCTGCTGGTCAGTTCACAAAGCGTTTGGTATCTCTGATGAAGACAGTTATGCGTCGTAACGGCGGTGGTAACAGCGTTACCGCTAATGGCCGATTGACTGACATGTACCTGTCTCCAGAAGCCATCGAAGATATCCGCAACTGGGGTGTCGATCAGCTTGACGAAGTTTCACGTCGTGAAATTTACGTGGCAGCTGACGGAGCTGCTCCTTTGACGAGACTCTTCGGAGTTAACCTGCACGACTTGTTTGAGTTGGGCGATAACCAAGAGTATCAAGATTACTTTGATAATGATCTTGGTGGTTCTCTTGCTACTGGCGACGTTGAACTAGTTATTGGCTTGGATCAAGCCTCTAGCGATAGTTTCGTAATGCCAGTCAAGAAAGAAGTTGAAGTTTATGAAGACGAAGCTCTTCACAGACATCAGCGTCAAGGTTACTACGGTTGGGCCGAAATTGGCTTTGGTGTACTAGACAATAGAAGAGTTCTCGCTGGCTCCTTCTAATACTTGTACGCTCAAGTTTAATAAGAACCGTCCTGTTAGAGATAATAGGGCGGTTTTTTTATTGTTTTTGTGTATATAAAAGTAAGCCCAGAATAACCAAAAGGAGCATATACTATGGAGCTATTGATAAAAGTAAACAGCGCAGATGGTGATAAATCATATAAAGATGGCGACATTGTTCAGGCGTTTTCTAATGATAGGATATTATTAGCTAACGCTCAATCTATTTGTAGTGTAGATAACTTTAACCTAGACCCAGTATCTGGTTTAAGATATAATGATACATTGTTGATGAAATATATGGAAACTTCGAGTCTTTATAGAGTTGAAAGAATAAATGCAACCTCGGCAAGAAGAATAAATCTTTTGACTTCAGAAGAAGATATAATAAGCAATTCGCCAAACTTAGACGGTGAAGCTATATGGATAGAAGATTACTTGGCCAGAAGACTAAAAAGCAATAGACACAGGATCTTTGGCTCAGTAGGATCAGAAATTTGGTATAGTGGATCTAGACCTATAGATCTTGATATTATTTGGAATCATATCGAATCAGGGTCTGATAATCTTAAACAAGACAATACATCTTGGAAGTTTACATCTTTGGAAAAAAGGCATTTTTACACTATGAATTGCAGAGGCAACGCTGGAGGAATCATCCAAGAGCTCTCTGGTCATACTGTTGTGGAACGACAAAACCCTGTAATTACGGGTGATGAAGTCATAGCAGCAAAAAGAAAATGGCAAGTTCCTTACTGGGACTTGGGTGCAAACGTTGATGATATTAGAAATTACGACAAAGAAGTTGACGGAAGAGTTGAGATTAATGACAGACCGTTTGTGGATGACATTAACGTAGACAAAATTGAAGCTGGAATAATAGTACTATAAAATAAAAACCAGCGACGGCTGGCAACTAACATTACAATTAATAGGAGTATTTTGATATGACTGCTATGTCAAATTATTTAGAAAATAAGCTTATAGACCATATCTTGAGGGGCACATCTTTTTCTGCTCCGAGTAACATTTACGTTGGTCTGGTAGGAAAGTATGATGCAGCTCAACTAGAAGCTGGCACACTAACTCACGAACTTTCTGGCGGCTCTTACGCTAGATCATCTGGTATTAAAGGCGATGCATATTGGAGTGCAGGCTCTACTAATGGGCTCACCGATAATGAGCAGGCAGTAACTTTTGCTGCAGCATCAAACGAATGGGGTCATGTATCAGGACTGTTTGTTGCAGACGCATCCTCCGGCGGAAACGTTCTTTTGTATGGGCAGCTATCAGCTACTAAGTTTGTAGAGAACGGCGATCAATTTGTTATTTCAGCAGGTGATTTAGACATTACTTTTGCTTAATTTTTTATAAGGAGCAGAGGCAATGGCTTTAGTACTTAAAGATAGAGTAAAAGAGACTTGCACCGGAACAAGTGGCGACATGGCACTTACTGGCGCAGTGTCTGGCTATGTAGCCTTCGATGCAGATGCAACCTTTGACGGCAACACAACGTACTATGCTTTAGAAGATGCAGATGGCACAAAGTGGGAAGTTGGCTTGGGCACACTCAGTGCAGACTCCACAACTCTTACCAGAACTACAATTCTTGCAACTCAAGCTAGTTTCACAGATACCACCAGACAAACATTTAGTAGTGGAACACACACAATCTATTGTGTTTATCCTGCAGGCAAATCTGTACATTTAGATGGTAGTGGCGTTTTATCTCATAGCATTGTTAATGCCGATATAAGTAATAGTGCAGCTATAGCTATAGCAAAACTTGCCTCTTCTAGTATAGGCGTTAGCGATGGGTCTAGCACTACTGAAATTAGCCTTGGTGAAGATATACAGTTTCGTGGAACTGCCAATGAAGTAGAAGTAGCCGAAGCTTCGGGAACGATCACTGTTGGTTTACCTAGTAGCATTACGGCGAATGTTACTGGAGACCTGACAGGCAATGCTGACACCGCTACAAATGCTACCAATGCTACTCACGTAGCTGTCGCAGACAATGAAAGTACTGACGAAAACAACCTTATAACTTTCATAGAAGATGCCAGTGCTACAGGAAATGTAGGATTGGAATCGGATGGCGACTTCCATTACAACCCATCGACAGGAACCGTCACAGCGACAATATTTAAGGGTAACATAGATGCGGTTGATGGAGATTTTGATGGTACGCTTGAGGCAGATGCCATCACAATAGGCGGAACAGCCCTGAACACCGTCATTGCTGGAGTGACTGTCACTAATGCAACTAACGCAGTTACTGCTACAAATGCCAATCATGTAGCTGTTGCGGACAATGAGAGCACCGATGAGAACAATTTAATCCCATTTATAGAAGATGCTAGCGCGACAGGAAACGTAGGTTTGGAATCGGATGGCGATTTTCACTACAACCCATCTAGCGGAACTATTACGGCGACAATATTTAAAGGCAACATAGATGCAGTTGACGGTGATTTTGATGGTACACTCGAAGCAGACGCTATTACCGTAGGAGGTGTCGCCCTCAATACAGTTATAGCGGGAGTTACTGTCACTAACGCTACCAACGCTACCAATGCTGTCACCGCCACAAACGCCAACCATGTAGCTGTTGCAGATAACGAGAGCACCGACGAGAATAACCTCATAACATTTATCGAAGATGCGAGTGCTACAGGCAACGTAGGGTTGGAATCAGACGGTGATTTTCACTACAATCCATCTACTGGAACTGTCACAGCAACGATATTCAAAGGCAATATAGACGCTGTAGACGGCGACTTTGATGGAACGCTAGAGGCTGACGCAATTACTATCGGTGGAACTGCATTGAATACAGTTATCGCCGGAGTAACCGTTGCAAACGCAACTAATGCGGTTACTGCCACAAATGCTAATCATGTGGCTGTTGCAGACAATGAGAGCACAGATGAAAACAATTTGATTCCATTTATTGAGGACGCCAGTGCCACGGGCAATGTAGGTTTAGAGTCAGATGGAGACTTTCACTACAATCCTTCTAGCGGTACAGTTACCGCAACCATATTCAAAGGAAATATAGATGCAGTTGACGGGGACTTTGATGGAACACTTGAAGCAGATGCCATTACGATTGGTGGAACTGCGCTAGACACACATATTGCTGGGGTCACAGTTACTAATGCTACAAACGCTGTTAACGCTACTCATATTAATGTAGCTGATAACGAGAGTACGGACGAAAACAATCTCATAACCTTCATTGAGGATGCTAGCGCTACAGGAAATGTGGGTTTGGAATCTGACGGTGACTTCCACTATAATCCATCAACGGGGACAGTCACAGCTACTATTTTTAAAGGTAACATAGACGCTGTAGATGGTGACTTTGACGGCACTCTAGAGGCTGACGCAATCACGGTGGGAGGTACTGCTCTTAATACAGTTATCGCAGGAGTGACAGTTACCAACGCTACTAACGCAGCTCATGTTTCTGTGGCTGATAATGAGAGTACAGATGAAAATAACCTCATACCCTTTATCGAGGACGCTAGCGCTACGGGCAATGTTGGATTAGAATCTGACGGAGATTTCCATTATAACCCTTCTAGTGGCACAGTTACTGCCACTATATTTAAGGGTAATATAGACGCGGTAGACGGAGATTTTGACGGGACTTTAGAAGCGGATGCAATTACAATAGGCGGAACCGCACTAGATACACATATCGCTGGAGTCACTGTTACCAATTCAACCAATGCAGTTAATGCCACTCATGTTTCCGTGGCCGATAATGAAAGCACCGACGAAAACAACCTGATAACCTTTATTGAAGACGCCAGCGCAACAGGTAATGTTGGTCTAGAATCTGATGGGGATTTCCATTATAACCCAAGT